CCTTGGCAAATACTTTTCGGACAGGGGTTCGATTCCCCTCATCTCCACCAAAACAGAAATCCAGTAGATAAGCCAAAATTGCGAAAAATGGCTTGTTTACTGGATTTTTTGTGTTGCGTTTATTTAATACAAATTGATTTAATTTAATATAAAATCGTATTAAATTAATATAATAGATGACACGCAGATGACACGAATTTTTTTTAAAAATTAAAAAAATTTAAAAAAAACGCTTGACTTTTGAGTTCCAAAAGTATATAATATAATTACAGTCAAGGGAGGTGAACACAGACGAGTAAGGCGGCAAGTGTCAGAAAGGAGATTAAAATGAACGAAGATATGACAAGACTTGAATTACTTACTTTATTGTTATCAATCAAAGCATTGCTTGACAGTGATAACATTGATAAAGCAAAAGAGTTAATCGATGAAGTAATTGCCGAGGCAAAAAGAAAAGGCTCTGACAATTAAGTCAGAGCAATAACATAGATGATAGAGGGCGGTACTTGCCACCGTCCTTTATCAAAATAATAATAACATATTTATATTTAAATGGCAAGAGAAAGGAAGTTATTTTACGGCTTATATTAAAAAAACAGATAACCCCAAAATGGGTAGACCAAGCGCAAATCTTACTTATGATATAAAAGTGAGAGTTGATGATAAATTAAATACTAAAATTGAAAAATATGCAATCAAATGCAATCTTTCAAAAGCAGCTGCAATAAGAGAGATTTTATCATCATTTTTTGCACAAAAAAATTAAAAAAAGAAATAACGGCAACTGTCCACCGACCAAAGCGAGTAGTTACCGTTACTGTATGACAGAGATAACTCTATCTTAGTGAATTATATCATTTTGAGTTACTTCTGTCAATTACAAAGTTATTTTGATAGGAGTATATTTTTATGTTACAGATTAAAACTAACAACAATACAATCGAGATTTACACCCCTTTTAATCGTGATTTTACTGACGAGTTAAAAAACGCTATAGGCGGACGCAAATGGGATTCAAGCAAAAAAATGTTGGACCGCTCCTCTCTCGTCAGTTGACGAGGTCAGAGAATTAATGGTAAAACATTTTGGTGAGAGCGATATAAGTTCAGTCGAAAAAGTTGATGTTAAGATTTGTGTAAATAATTCTTTGGTTTCAAACACTTTGTCTGTTGCAATATTTGGCAAAACTATTGCTAAAGCTTACGGACGAGATACCGTTGCACCATTACCGGCAGGTGTTAGTTATTTGTCTGGTTCATACGGTTCTGGTGGTTCAGCAAAACATCCGCATGTTGTTGTAAACAAAGGCTCTGTCATTATGTTACACGATGTGCCAGTGCCTGCAATAAAAAATTGTCCATCTGAGATAACTTACGAGATAGTCAAACGGCAATCAAAGATAGATGCACTCAAGGCAGAAAAAGTTAAATTACTTGCAAGACTTGATGAAATTAACAAGGAGCTTGCAGAAGTATGACAGTCGCAATATATATTAGAGTTTCGACAACAAGACAAGCAGAGGAAGGCTTTTCACTTGCAGCACAGCAAAAGGTCCTTGTAGACTATTGCAAGCAGCATAAATATATAATTCATCAAATATATGCTGACGAAGGTATCAGCGGTAAAGATGTGCAGCATCGTGACGCTTTTAAGACAATGTTGCAGGACGCTAAAGAGCGAAAATTTCAAGCGGTGCTCGTGTGGAAATTAACAAGATTTACACGCTCTGTTAGAGATTTAATTAACACTTGTGATGAGCTTGAGTTGTATAATGTAGCGTTAATGAGCTATTCTGAATCATTTGACACATCGACTCCGTCGGGCAGACTTATGCGAAATCTGCTGGGTGTAATTGCTCAATGGGAGCGAGAAATCATTGCAGAAAATGTTGTGCTTGCTAATAGCGAAAAAGTTGCGCAAGGTCATTCTTTAGCGAGTTTTGTATTAGGCTATGATTTCATTGAGAAAGATTTGGTTATCAATGCATATGAAAGTAAAGTAGTACAGCATATTTTTGAATTGTATATAAAAAAGCAGAGCCTCTCCGCTGTTGCACGACAACTCAACAGTGAGGGATATAAGAGTAAGTGCGGTAATGACTATACTCCGCAATCTGTTTTAGTTATTCTATCAAACTGTACTTATTGCGGCTACAATCGTAGCAAAGGAAAACTTTTTAAGGGCAATCAGAAAATAATAATTAATGTTGAAACTTTCAATTTTACACAAAAAATTATTGCTTCAAATAGTCGAGGACGAAAGCGTAAGAAAAAATTAATACTTTTAGACTAAAAAACAAATTCCGCTGCAGTTTTTAACAATTGCAGCGGAATTATTTTTGCGCTTTTCTGTTTCCATTTTCCTCAATTATGAGATTTTTGCCTGTTTTTTTGATTCTGTTCGGCCTGTATTCGAGAATATCTGATACATTACAATCTAATACTTCGCATATCCTGTCTAAGTGTTCTAAATTGATTCTGTCACACATCTCGTTGTAAATGTCGCAAATTGTTGACGGTCTAATACCTGTTTTTCGTGCAAGTTCCGCTTGCGACATTCTGTATGTTCCCAAAATTGTAGATAAATGAATTTTAATCATAATAACGCCCCAAAAGATATTATATCCTAAAGCGTTATTATTTTATAATAATTGTTAGTTTGTAACAAAATTCGTTATAATTAATTCTTTGAATTCTTCACGATTTCCGCTTGTCGCAGACAAAAGATTATGTCTGCTTATGCCTTTTATGTAATAATCTTTGTATAGATTTCTGATGAACTCGCAATCGTTATAAGACAAAATAAAGCGACCTTTTATTTTATTCAAAACTTGATTTAATCGCAAATGGTCTTTTTTATTGAAATTACAATAATTACGATTGTAGTAGCGTTCAGACTTTACATAGGGCGGATCAATGTAAAATACAGCGCCAGAGCGGTCATATGTTTTTATAAGGTTTTTTATAAGGTTTTCAAAATCTCTGTTTTCGATTATAACTGATTTTAGCCTTTCTTTGTATGTTGGTAACTCATCAATAATATTGCATATTGATTTTGTATCAGTAGCAAACGAGTTTCGATTGCTGCCAAAACTACATTTAATAATGTATAAATATCTCGCAGCTCTCTGTAAATCAGAAAGTTTAATTTGATTTTCAATTTCATAACGATACTGATTAAATAATTCTCGTGATTGTAACCAATCTATTTCTACTTGCAATTCAGAGCAATTATATTTGATTTGCTTATACAAGTTGATTAAATCTCCGTCAACATCATTGAAAACTTCCATCTGACCCTTGACTTTTTCTTTGCCAAACAATACCCAACCTGCACCGCCACACACCTCGATGTAACGGCTACAGTCTGTCGGTATAAGTGATATTATTTGATTTCTTAGACGACTTTTTCCGCCTATCCAACCAATAAAACTTTTCATTGTTTTACCTCCGTAATAATTATTTTATGGGGCGTTATTACGGTGGTAACGCATTATTTATTCTGCCTCGGGTAAACCTGCAACACTTGTCAACAGCGAAAGAACTCCCGAAAGTGCACTTGCCGAGGCGACCGCAATCCAGTTCACATCGCTTAACACGGCAGATACACCGATAACCGAAATTGCTGTTTGAGCAACGGTTTTTACTGCTCTTACGCCTGCGCATTTTACCCACGATTTCCAATTTGTAATTTTCTTCATACATATTACCTCCGTTTTATTTATTTTCAAGGTCAGTTAGTCTATGATTTACAACTTTGATTTCTTCATTAATAACAGCATCTTGCGTTTCAAGATGGTAAACTCTTTCGATTACACTGTTGTGTTTGTCTACTTTTTCTTCAAGCTGTTTAATACGGTACAATGTTAATTTTGAACTTGCAATAATACCTAAAATCGAGCCAATGGCAGAACCGCCTAAGCCTATCAAAGCGACAATTATTTCTGTTGACATTACTGCACCTCGTCAAGTCAAAGTAATCTGCAAGCCGTCAATCTTAGCGCCGAAAAGTCCTGCGTAACCGTCCTGTTCGCTGTTTTTTTCGGTGTTGTGCTGCCAATCCCAAAAGCCTGCACCCTGCTTACGCACTCTGTATGTAGCCTTGAAGTCGCTCACGCCGCTAAACTCGACCTGTACGGCATCAATGACTTTTTCCTTGATGCCCGCAAATCCGTTTCGATTATCATTGATGTTGTAACCTGTTACCCAAGGCAGCCAGTCACCGTTGAGCAAGTGCACACGATAGCGAATTTTACCTCTTGATACCTTAAGAGCAATAGCAGAAATCGCCTGCTTGTTTCTTCCTGCTATGTTGCTAAGACCTTTTACTTCGCTGTACCATTTGTGATCAGCAAATACACGATAAGTCAGCGTTGGCTTTTCTGATGTGCTTTTATCAGCACAATTAAAAAGGCTCTCATCATACACAATGTTAGTATCAAGCCTGCCGTTGTATCCATTAACACGACCTGATGAACTATTCTGCCAGATGTCGCAGTCAAGCTCTGCTCTGTCATTATACTGAGCAAGCCAAATACTGTATTTTCTCTTCAATTCATCATAATCAAGACAGTTGTTAAACCAATTCAGATTGGCATACACACCTACTCTGTAGTTACTTTTCTTAATTGTTTCGCAAAATCGTTCTGCAATCGCTGTAAGTTTTGTTTTGCCGAGTTTAACCATTGAATAATCTTCCAAATCATAATAAATCGGCATATCAAAATATTTGTTTTCAATACACTCAAGGCAGGCCTTAGCTTCTTTTTCTGCATCATTGATACTGTCGGCATAGCTGTACCAGTATGCACCGACTTTCAAGCCTGCTGATTTTGCATTTCTATAGTGACTTTCAAACATACTGTCTTTTTGCGATACTTCTCTGCCGTATCCTGCCCTTATTATTACAGCTTTTATGCCGTCATTTTTCATTTTGTTGAAGTCGATATTCTGCTGAAATTCCGAAACATCAACACAAGTTACTTTTGCCATAATCAACCCTCCCAAACTGCCATAATAGCGTTGTAGTACTCCTCGCTGAGTTGTTCCTTTAAAATCTCTCTGTCACTCTCGCAATTTGTATATGCGTTGCGGACATTCTCACCGACCTGCACATCTTCGCCACCGAGATTAACAAACTTCTGTCTTAATACGCTTACACTGTCTTTTGTGAGCATATCGAGTGTAATTCTTTCTTTGATTTCCATAGTAACTCGCTCCTTATCTGATTATGTAAGTAATAATGAAATTGATTTTTTCGCCCTCTGCAAATTTGTCCGTTGAACTGACATAAATCCAAGAGCCGTCAAGTCTGATGTTTATTAATTTATTTGCTGTTGAATACACAGCAAAGCTCGACAACTTACTTTCGATTTTTGCCGCATACGGTAAACCTGACATCTGAATATAATTTTTGCCGGAGGGCAGTGCCGTAATGTTGACCGATACAGTTACAATATTACCGTTTTTAGCGTATACAAAACTACCCTCGCACCCTGCGTATATGTCTTTTGTTGGTGCTAATGTTCCTGTACCGCTTTCAAAATTTGAGCTATCATATTTTTTATTCAAAGCACTTTGGGTTGCCTTTGCAAGCGCAGAAACTTTGTTTGCAACCTCGGTGACGCCTTCTGCAACTTTATTAGGCAAATAGATCGATTCTTTTTCGGCGATCATAATTTCGGACACTTTGAAAAATCCTACCCCGTAATAATCAAACCGAATTAAAATATAAGTGGTGTCTTCTGCAGTTGTAAATGAACCAGAACCTTTTTTCAGTTCAAAGCGAGTAGCGGTTGTATTAGTTCCGTTCAGAAAAACAAATGCTCCGCAATTGATAGAAGATGGAGCCCAGGAAAACGAATAGTTTGTGTTTGGTTTTACAGCTATTCTCATAGATTGTGGGGCTGATGAAGTCCATCCATTTGTGTATCCCCCGCTTTTAGTGGTTGTAAATGAAATTGATTTGTTAATATAATCAACCTTATTTAGCGTGCCACTATAAACTGGAGTAGTAAGACTTTGTAATCCTTTTGCCCAACTGTTAAAATCAAAAATATTATAAGTTGCAATTAAATCAGCTTTTTTCGCAAGAGCGGGCTGTACTTGAGTTTTATCATAATCGTCAAGCATAGAATCTGCAGCGGTAATTGCTTCTGATTTTGCGTTTGCTATTTCAGCACTGACTTCTTCCTTGTTAGCTTTATTGTTGTTAAGATCTGCAATTTCTTCATTAAACTTTCTATATGAGCCGTCTGCTTTTGAAACATACCCATCAGGCTTTGCTCGTTCAGCGATAGGAATATTAATTGTGCGAATTGTTGTAACTTCGTTTTCATCAATTGAACACACCCATACCTTGCCGTTACCTGCATTTTCGAGAAATTCATCAGGAATAACAACAGTTAATGATGAACCGTTTAATGTGCCCGTTGCTATTTTAGCGATTTTAGAATAAGGACTTTTAAAATGAACTTCTGTGTTTTCGTTTATGTCAAAACCGGATATTTTGAGCTTTTGACAAATATCGTATTGGTATAGTTTTTCTGTAGTAATTTCTTTAACGTCATCAAAAAAAATTGCATTTGTTGTCATATTGTCATTCCTTTATTTTGTAAATTGTTTGATTAGTTATATTTACAAATGATTTAAAATCTGAATTAAGTTTGTATTCCGCTGTCTGCGGCTGTAACAAATCTATATCATATTCAGAAATAATAGCGTACATATCTGTTTGATGATTTTCACTTATGATTTTAACTTTTTGCCCGATTTCAAAACAGTCAAGTGTATCATCTACAATTGATAAATCTACAGCTTTTACACTTAAGTTACCTGACAGACTTATAATTTCGTCAAGTTTATTTTTCGCAAGTTTGAGAAGTTCAGTAGGAGAGAGAACACCGCCAAAATTAATGACTTTGTTAATTCGTCCGTACTTTTTAACTGCATCATCATTAACTAAAAATTCATTGTTATTATTTACACTCGCAATTGAAGTTTTGACCTTATCTCCTGTTTCTGTTTCGTATTCACCGCCGAGAGGTAGAATTGCTGTTGCAAAATCGTCAGCACATATTTTACGCTCAATGCTTGATAGATTTATAGCATACTTAATTTCTTGATTACACGCACGAGATAGTGTTGTGTCAAAATGTAAAACATCTTGTTCAGTTGATAATGATAATAATTCGTTGTTGTACTCAACCCACAAATATCCGTCAAGTTCATTTATAAATTTACTTTTTATTTCGCTCCAGGTATCGCTATAACTTGTGTTTTTACAAGAAAAATTAAGATTTCGTAATTCATCGCTCATTACTGGTATAAAAAAGTGTGTATTTTCTGTTACTTGCTGATTGTGATTGTTTGTCAGTTGGTAAATCCAATTGCCGAATCTTTGTGTCGATTTAGTACCGTCAAGACTTTTATATTCACTGTATTCGTATGGTTTTATAATACTGTCATTTAAAATTGCAAGCATACCTTCACATTCAACGGTTTTAATGTTGTAATTATCTATTGTAATCGAATATACTCTTGATTTAAAAATGATTTTATCGTTTTTAAAAAGTACAACTATTCCCGCAAGCGTTTCAATACTGTTATAAGCTTCGTGCAGCGGACTAAGTTTAAATGACAGAGAGCCTGCAGAATTGACGGCAGCGTGATACTCCGCAGTAATTACGTCGATTTTACCTGTTTCAAAAATTTTTATAATTGTGTTTTCCGTTAAATATTCTATTTTATATGTTGTTCCCATTTAAATCCCTTTTTGTTTTTATTATAAAATTAAAAATGTCCGCAATGTTGTACAATTTTATAATTTTATACCAAAATAAAAAACAGCGCACACTCGAAGATGTGCGCATAAAAAGCAAAAACTTAATTTAGCTTAAATAACCGCAAACTAAAAGCCACTCCAAACGGGGTGGCTTTTCTATGTGTAAGATTGAAATGCAATCAGCTTGTTTTTATGGCTGCCAATGACAATTAGGACATTCTGGATTACCATTATAAGAATTTAAAGAATGACATTTAGGACATTCCCATTTATCGTCTGACTGTAGATTGTTATTGCGTTTCAAATGACAGTTAAAACATTCGGTTGCTTCCTCTTTGTTCATACAATGACATTTAGGGCATTCCCAATCTGTTGTTTGAGTACTTACCGAATTACCTGCGCCCAATTCTTCAAGATATGAAAGAATTTTTGCAATACCGCCAAAAACTAAGCATAACAATGCAGTTGCAATCCAACATCCTACCATTAGTGCAATATTAAAACTGCGTGTTACTGTTTCTGTATATATATCAGTATGTACAGTTTCAAAAAAAGCTCCTGCTATAAATCCTGCACAAGCTCCGCAAATTAATAATATTACTGTTAGTGCTGTGTAAAACTTACTGTTCATAAAATCAACTCCTTTGTTAAATAATATAACAATTGCTGTTAATTGTCAACAAATATTTTTAATTTATAGTTTTATTTCTGTGTATTCGATTTTGATTTTACAAGATGCTAAACCTTCAACAAAATTGCTGTCTATCATATGTCCTGTGTGCATATTAAATTCATTATCATTTGCTTGAATTGTGAATGTTGCTTCGTCTGTTATGTTGTACAGAATACTCGAATTATTATCAATATCAATTTTTAAAGCGATGTTACCTTCTGTTTCATTACCTTTTTTTTGAATGAAAGTAATTTTTGCAGTCGTTGCACGACCTGTGTTTTTTATTTTTAGTGTTTGATTGTTTCTTATAATATGAATTGATGTCGTGACTTCTCTTTTTATTTTAAAAGGTTCACAATCAAATGAAAGGACCACATATGCGTATGTAGCTTTTCTTTCTTCAACACTAACAAATAAACGACCTTTGTAATAGTAATTATTATCATATGTTGAATAAAGTTTAACATATTGTCCGTGATAATTGTTGAGTAAATCAAGTCTTTCGTTAATTCTTTTTCCTGCAATAAACACTCTGAATTCAATATCACGATTGTTGTAATGAACTGAACCATCAATGCTTTCTGTCAAATCTAATAGACCGTCTTTGCCAGGAATTTCAACTGTATATGTACGAAATTCGGGATTTCCGATTTTTCCCGATAAAATTACACTGTCGAATTCTTGATTAATAAATAATTCATCGTTAATGACTATTTCCCTGTATTGCATATTACCAACCTCTTTTCTTTTTTGTCGATAAATCGGCAAGTGAATTGTCATATTTTTTAGTTGTTGCTCCAACAAGCAAATTACTGTCAAGATACAGCTTCGGGTCAGGCAAGTTCTTAATTATTGAAATTAATTCATCAAGTTTGCTTGCGACAGATTTTAATTCAATGTTGTTTGTTATTTCGCCTTGAAAATCGTTTGCTTTTCTAAAATTTTGAGTTGCGATTTTTATTGCTTGTTCATTATTATTAAAATCTAAACTGTCGAGCATAGCCTGTGCCATTGATTCGGAACTTCGTTTAACTTTGTACTGTTTTCCGTCTATTCCTATTGATAATCCTTCCGCAAAAAAACCGCCGAGCTTTTTTGCTTCTTTTGAGGGGGAGTTGATGCCGAGAACTTTTTTAACTGCTGAAATAGCTTTATTTCCCATAGTAATTGCTGCATTTTTTACATTATCAAGAATAGACCCGTCAGAAATTCCGTTGATGAATCCTCTGACAAAATTTACGCCGGTCTGAAAAAGTGATATGCCGCTTGTTCCGTTTTTTGCTCGTTGTGCAATGTTACGACCCGAGTTGCCGACTTCTCCGTTTTTGCTTTGCAATCCGTTAATTAATCCCTGAACAGTATACACACCTCTTTTGTGCATCTCTTTAGACGGAGAGTGCATATCCATTCCTGTTTCATATTCAGAGATAATTATTTCAGCCCATCCTTGGCTATTTTTCGCAAGTGCACCTTGATAATCTTTAGTACCCTCAACAAGTCCAAGCACTGTGTTTTTTCCGCTTTCTGTTGCTGCCTCTTTTAATTTATTCATTGATGCCCAAAGTATTTTACCATTTTCGTCAGTTGCTGAAAGAATATCGTTTTGCGAAATCATCTGTTGATTATATGCCATTAATACTGCAGCGGCATCAGAATAATCTCCATTCAGGACTTTTTGAACATCTATTAAATCATCGTTAGTCATTATTAATTTATTAATTTCACCAACTGATTCGTTATATTTGTCTTGTAAATCATCATATGCTTCACTTTCATCTTGTAATGTTTCCAAAAGTTCAATGCCTTCTTTATAAAAAGCATCGTTTTTTGCTCCACCTCCATAGTAATAATTTTCGAGTGTTTTTTGTGTGATATTTCTCTTTTTTAGAAAGTCATCTAATTTCTTTTGTGTGTTCTGTATTTCACTGTATTTAGATTTCATTTCCGTTTTGATTTCGGCTGTATTTTTATTTGCTGTAATTTTAGCTTTGGCATTTTCAGTTTGTAATTCTGAAAGTGCAGATTGATTAGCAAGTTTTTGGTAATCATCAATAGTTTTATTGATTTCTGTTCTTATTTCGCCAAGATCGCCTTTAAGGTTTACTTTACCACCATCACTTATTTCAACATATCTATCCCAAGTGTCTTCAAAGCCGTCAATGTTATCTTTAAAGTATGTAACAATTGTTTGCAATTGTGATTGTTCTTCTGGGGTTAATGTAGCTTTACCGAGAAGTTCGTCCAATTTAGCTTGATAATCATCAATTAAAGTATTGTCAGTATATAAATTATTAATACTGTCTAAAGTGTTTTTTAGAGTGTCTGTAATTCCTTGAGTTGTTTCTTCAAGTTTTTCTTTTGCTTCGTCAAGTTCAGCGCAAAATTTTCCCGCTTCTGAATTGCTCCACTCTAATTCGTTATATGTCTGTACTGCAGATATAAGCCCTATAACAAGCGTTGTGATAACACCTATAACATTTAGTGCCTGTGCTGTGTTAAGTCCTTCTTGAGCCGTTGTAGCGATGTTTGTAGCTGTTGTAAGCGTTTTGTATGTTCCAATTAAATTAGTAATACCTGTTGTAAGTTCTCGAGCTTTTTTAGCACCCCATACAATTGCTACTTGTTTAGCAAGTCCTTCTATTATTATCTCTAAATCGTCAAGATGTTCTGATGTCCAACTTATCGCTTTTTTTGCAGTAGGATACAAATCTTTACCGATCGGGGATATTATATCGGTTTTGATAGTTCTGCCAAGACTTTCCCAATCAGATTCTATGTCGCTATATTTAATATCTTTAATATCTTGCATTGATGTTTTTGTTTTATCTGCAGAGCCTTTTACATCCATCAATGCCTTAACACCGTCAATGCCTAAGTCTTCCCACATTGTGCCGAACAAGTCAACGCCTGCTTGGTTTTGGGCAACTTGATCGTCCATATCAAACAGTGCTTGCAAAACTTCGTCGGTTGCTTGCCTTGCACTTTCTCCGCCGGCGGCAAACTTTGCTTGCAACTCTTCAATAGTGCCTTTTGCACCATTACCAGCTGATTCTAAAATTTGTAATTTTTTTTTTGCTGTTTCAAGAGCTGAACTGTATTCTGCTATTTTGTCTGCGTTCTTTTGCTTTGTTAATTCACTTGTTTTTTCGTTAAATCCAGCTTGTTCAGCTTTTGCATACGATAGATTTTGCTCAAGTTTAGCTATTTCATCTTTTGCTTTCTGTATTTCTTCTGCTGATGCTTTAACTCCATATCCAAGTAGGTTAAAGCCTTCTTGGGTTGATGTAGAAGTGTCTTTAACTCTGATTCCAAACTCTTTCATTGTATCACCGAGTTTATCAACACTGAATGTACCTGCTGCGGTACCGTTTTCAAGTGAGTTGAAAAATTCTTCTGCGGAATATCCTTGCTGCTTATAGTGAACAGAATACTCATTAATTGAATCTAATAAGTCACCGTTTTTATTTAAACCGTTTTGAGCGCCTTGAACAATCAAATTAAACGCTTCATCAGCAGATATACCAAATTGATCTATAAGCATTTTAGCAGCTCTTAAAGTTTCTGTGTAGTCAAATCCGAATGTATCTTCAAGTGTAAACAAATTTTCAACTACATCTTGCAATTTTGTATCGTCTAAATCGTTTAGATTTTGCTTAATAAGAGCGATTGCTTCTGCAACATTTTCTTGGTCTTCACCAAAATTATTTTTATAAACGCTTTCGATTAGTTCTTTGTATTCTTTAACTTCGTCACTTGATAATCCTGTCAACGCTTGCAAGTTGTTTGTAGCTTTAACATTATCATTAGCTGAACCGATAGCAGTTGCTGCACCTGCAACAAGTGTTCCGCCAATTGCCGAGGCTTCTGCAATTGTATCTTTAAAAACATCTTTTAAGTCACTTGCAGATTGCTTAACATCATCAAGTTCTTTTTTAGTTTCCGACATATCTTTTTTACCGAGGTTTTCGGCTTCCTTGCTTGCATCGCTTAAAGCTGTATCGGTGTTGTCAGCTGATTTCTTTACTTTATCAAGTGCCTCTTTTTGTTTTTGCAAATCATTTTCAGCTTTAATTACTTCTCGCTGAAAATTTCTGTAAGTTTCCTCACCGATTTCACCGCTTTTGAATTTTTGATTGACTTCATCTTGTGCTTGTTTAAGAATATCAAGTCTTTTTGAACTTTCCTCAACCTGTTCTGTAAGTATTTTTTGCTTTTGAGCAACTAACTCAACATTTGTCGGATCTAACTTTAACAGTCGTTCAACCTCTGATAATTCACTTTTTAACGACCTTGATTTTTTGTTACTTTCTTCCATTGCTTTGTTAAAGTTAGATGTATCTGCACCGATTTGAACAGTCAAGCCTTTAATTTTTTTATTAGATGCCATAATCAATTACCTCCGAATTGCTTTCTTAATGATTCTCTGTCAGGCTCTTCGCTTGCAAAGCAATAACATTGTTCAAGATAATCTTTACCTTTTTCAGTTTGCGATAATTTATAAACATATGCGTCTTTACGCAATATTAAATAGTCAATATATTTCAAATTTAAAACATCTGTAATTTTCATATTTGCGTAATCGGCAACAGCCTTATCCGTTTGTGTGAGAATGTCGAAAGAATAACTGTCATCTTCAATTTCTGCACAAGGAAGATAGGGGAGAGAATATTTTTTATCAAGTTCTGTCAGTGATTTAAATAGCTGCACAAGTGCAATAATCAAATCATCTACAGAATATTTTTTTATAAGTTTTTTGGCTGAAATCTTTGTTATTTTTGACATATAATCATAAAATATGTTAATTTCAAATTCATTTGCGGTATTATTAAGTATTTTCTGTGTGATTTTGAAAATTGATTGTCCTTGTTTAACTAAATACAATTTCGGACATTCAATCATATTAAATCCTTTAATTTCAAAAGCTGACATTTTATTTCCCGTCAAGTCAAACATTAAAACACCTTCTAAAAAAGCCAGAGAAAGACCTCTGGCTTTTTTGTTTATTTCAAATTTTTTATACGGTTGCTTTTTCTGCAGAGGTAAGTTCTTCATAATAATAAATAAGAGTACCTTCGTCATCGCAAGGCTCTGCTTTGATTTCTGCATCAATTACAGAAGCCGAATCTTTCGAAAAGCTGAATGTGCAACCTGCGCTGTTCTTGCCGACAATGAGAACAGTGATGTCACCGTCTTTCTTGTCTTTGTGCTGAAATGCCCAAACATATGATGTTTCATCAGCGTTTGTAATACCACCGATTTTTGTGAGGTAATGATTTCCGTCCTCCGTTGTTGAAACTCTTGCAGTTTCAATAAGATATTTGAGTGTATCCCCGCAAAAAGTCATAAGACCTGCTTTTAAAACCGCATCTTCTGTTGTAATAACCGTTTTACTTACAAGACCAAGGTCGTCTTTTTCAGTTACTGTTTCTTTTGTGTATTCAAGAGTTGCACCGTTTTTAATGTTTGAAAAGCGGTTTTCTTCTTTGCAGATTTCAGAAAGTTCAGGAAGTGTTCCGCTGAAATCCATTCTATACAGACTGCCGCTGCCTAAAACTATTCTTTTCTTTTTCTTACTCATCTTCTTGCTCCTTTTCTGTATATGTAAATTCATATACCGTTTGATAATATTTTTCCGATTGCAGCCAAATTCGTTCAAACTTTGTATAATGAATACCGAGTTTTTTTAACGCTTTTTTAATGCGCTTTTCAGCGGCTTTATCAGGCTTATTAAGTGCATAGAGCTCTATGTCGATTGTGTGAGTTTCAAGTTCACAATCAAAGTCAGAGCCTTCGGTTTCGACCTCATCTGAATAAACGCAAAAGGTTACCGCAGGAGGATTTCTGAAAACAGTTTCTGTATATGTTTTGTCTTTAATAAAGCCTGCAGATGTTAAGATTTCGTCAATCATTTCTTATAACTCCTTCGAGTTCTTTCTCGTATTCAGTTGCAATCTCTTCATATATTTTAGAAATGAAATGCGTTCCCGGTGTTCTCGTTCCGTTTCGGTTTTGGTGACCGTGCTCAAGCAGATGTGTTAATCTGTAGTTTGGGTCTTTAACGTACCAAGTGCCGATTACTTCATTTACCGCATTTGTTTCTGTTGTACTTGAAATGCTGTCAGCAAAATGTTTTCGTCCTTTAATCTTGCTTTTCGGTGCTTTTTCTTTTGTTCTTTTCACGAATTTAGACATTGTCTTTTTTGTGATTTTAAAAGATTTTTCTACAATTTCATCTGAATAAACTTTAAAAACTTTTTGAATTTCTTTTTCTATGTCGCTTGCTTTCACACCTTTAGCCATTTGCGACACCTGTTAATTTTACAGTTTTGTGACTTTCCATATAATCATCATAGTCGTTTATATAAAAGACTTTATTTCTGTAAATAATTCTGAAATTCTGAAAATTGCCGAAAATCTGTTCTAAAGCTGAAAAGTAACGCACTTCAAAAGTTAATGACATACCTGTTCGTTCAGCGCCGTTTTCAGAGAAATTTTTTGCACTCGTTTTGTTGACTTTAGCGTGAAGTTGGAATTCTTTTTCGTATTCGTCAGTATCACTATTGAGTTTTTCGATTGTGATAGGTTTATCAAAAACCATTCTCTTCACGCTCCTTTTCAATCTCAAGTTTGAGTTGTTGTGCAAAGTCGGCTGTCAACTTATTAACACTTGCATTGCTTTTAGCTGACAGTGTTCGAGTGTCGTATAAATCAGCGACTACCCTTAGAGCGAGTTCATGCACTCGCTCATCGTCTTGAGGATAGTTCTTACCGATAGCCCCTTGAAGATATTTATCCGCTGCATTAATGGACCGCTTGATGTTTATTGCTGACATTTCATCGTATTCATCAATGCCTAAAAAAGCATTAACATCATTTATAGTAATAAACATAGCTTATACCTTTTTCGTCTTATTCTGTTACAGTGTATTCACAATAAACGAATGCGTCGTTATCCTTAAGCCTTGTGTCATCGCGCATAATTCCTCTAAAAAGAGTTAAATTCTGCGAGAAAGCATTTAATGAACCCACACTTGCAATGTCGCTGCCCTTAATTTCAAGTGACTGGCGGTCAAATCTCTTTATAGCTTCATGTAAATCACCTACAACAAAAGGAATTTTCTTGTCTGTTGTTTTGAGAACGCTGTTTGGGACATTAACAATCTCAATCACTCTTGCACCAACAGAAAGTTGAAGTTTCTTAGGTTCTGTTGGAATAGGATTGAGAAGAGGTCTGCCATTTGTATCAACGAGATTGTCAAGAAGATCTACACCGTCGTCGTTAGTGTATATTTTACTTGTGTCTGCATACGCAGCGCCGAGAGTAACGTTAACTGCTTTCTTAAGACCTTTGACAACATCAGTGATATCTGTCTTTGCTTTTGTTGCAAGAAGAGCGAGAACATCATTATTGATAGTTGCACGTCTGTTTTTTGCAAACCATTCAACAATTACATTTTCAATATTTTCTGCAGTATCCCTAAGAAGAGAATTTGTTACGGCAAGAACGCCACCTTTATCTGTGATTTCAAATGTCTGCTTTTCAAATTTCGGATCAGCGATTTCAGCAAAATCACTACCTTCGTCAACCTTTGAAAAACCTGTAACGTCTGTTTTCTTCTGATAAATTCTTGAACCTTTTGGGGTAGTAACAGTTTCCTTGTCAATATAATCTTCAAAACTAAAATCAGCTGTTTTGTACTGATTAATTTTTGTCTGAATATCTTCAGGGACAGTGTAACCGCCGTCGTCGTTCACACCCTCTGACAGTTTTTTTGTTGCAAGAAGTTTAATGTCATTTGCGAACTTCTCTGTTGAGTTTGTTCCTTTTCCTTTTTCGCTTTTGTGTTCGTCAAATTTCTGACCCGCTGCAATTTTATCATTTTCAAGTGCTTTCTTTTCTGCTTCAAGTTCAGACTTAAGTATTTCGATTTCATCAAAAAGTGCATTTGCTTTCTCAATGTTCTTGCTTTCACCGTCAAGGAAAGACTTAGCCTGTTCGTTTTTAGCCTTAATTTCCTCAATTAACGCTCTGATTTTCTTATTCATTCTGATACCTCCGTAAAAATATAATTTTCATTTACTTTTGCTTTTAAAAACAAATTGTTTGTGCTTTCTTCAACTTCATTTTTCGGCTTTTCAAACATCTTTTCAAAAGTTTTAACAATTCCTGCTCTTGGCTGAGCCGGAACGACAACGAAAGAAAGTTCATATGCTTCTTTGCAACCGTCAATAATCAATTTACAGATTTTTTCTTTGCTATCAACAAGATATTTTCTTCCATTCCAATGATTGCAAAATTCTTTTGTGTTATCAACCCCACAAATGTTGCAAATCAATTTTGACGGAACGGTAGATGTCGAAATTTCTTTATGAATGCCGCCTGCAATATCTTTGATTAAATCAGCGTTGCTTGCAGTTTTAATCATATAGATTTTTGCAATCAGTTCAGCGTGATTTTCGCCAAGCTCTGTTTTATCTTCACTTGTTACAATTTCTGTGTCGTAAACTCGAGCTATCTGTTTTTCAGCTGAACCTTTATGATCAAAAACAAAAGTTTTTCCAACATATAAGGATTTGAGGTCCTGCAAAGCTTTTGTGGTAAATGGCATATAGTTCCTGTCGTCTTGCTCATTATCAGCAATCATTGCTTTAAAAACAAACACATCGTCCGCAGTCACGACAGACAAGGTATGTTTGTTGATTTTAGCAAGTTCTTCATCACTGAGTTTGAGTGAACTGATGTTTGCAGTCTTTTCAACTATTCCTTTCATCAGTTTTTACCTCCTTCCTCATAGTTTGGTATATATTGAGCACCTACAGCCGTAATCGGTATGCTTGCACCGTTTCCGACGAGGACATCTCCACCTTCACGGTTTGATAAATCAAGCTTTGCTCTTGCTTCGTTTGGTGTCATCATAAAACTGTTGACTGCAGTAGAAAGTGTTTCAACTTTGTTTCTAAAATCAGCTCTTAAAATAACATCAACATTAAATTTAGCGTAATATTTGTCGCTTGTGATTAATTTGTATGTTATTTCTTCTTCATATTGCTTTATGATATAGAGCAAAGTATCAACTAAAAATGATAACTGTTGACTTTCAGCGCTTGCGTAGCTCGATTTTGTATAATCGCCAATTTGCACAGGTTTAATTCCGAAAGCGGCTGCGACTTGCAAAGCTGAATACTGTTTTAATTCTAAAAATTGATTTTCGGATAGCCTTGTATTTGCTAAGGTTTCCATTTTTGTGCTGATTGGCAACGGAATAACATTTTTAATTCCGTTTTTTTCGTACTTTCCGTCAATAAAATTTTGAATACCTTTAGAAAATGTTTTTACAAGGTCGTCATTTAAATCGCCTGTATAATAAACCGCTGCTTTGCCTGAAAAGCCGTTATCATATAAATTGTTTATCATCTTTTGACTTTTTATATTTGCATTTATTGTTTCTGAAAGAACTGTTTTAACTGCTTTTCCTACAATACCGTCATATGTTGCTGAATTTCTAAAATGCAAAACTTCATCAGAAGATAAGATGTATCTTTTCCCGTCATTACCTGCATAGATATAATAGACATCGTCTACATCGCGCAAAATGTGAGCATTATCATACCAAAGTTCAACAGCAGAAGAGGGGAGAGGGTAAAGCTGTATATCTCTGCCGGCACCGACTATCATTGCGTACGCATTGCCATAATGATTTCTGTTGAATTCCATTGTGCTCCAAAAAAACGAAGCTGGCATATATGCATTCGGTCTGTCGTGTAAAACTTTCCAGAGCGGATGATTATATTCTTCTCTTACGCCGCCTGTTGTAGGATGACTAAGAACTTTTAACGGCATTTTACCAATTGCTTCACTTAAAGTTTTTAGACATGCATAATATGTAGCGTTTGACAAAGCACTCTTAGGAGTATTTTCAACATCAATTCCGAGAAAATCAGCAAGTTGATACCATCCGTCAGTATTTTTCTTTGTCTTTTTAGCTTTCCAACTGTTAAAAAAACCCAACTATAGCCACCCCATTTCTTTGATATATTTTTCAATTTCAGCTTGTGAATTAATAATTTCGCTATTTTTATTTTTCATAGCTAAATAATGAGAATCAATACAAGCATCAACAGGATCAATCCTGTTTGTATTTTTGAAATCCCTTTTTTCAATTTTGATTTCATCAAAGCTGTTTTTAACCGTAACGGCGTTTGCAAATGAATATTCAAGTAATGTGTTTTTTGCATTATATCTGATTTTGCCGCTTTTAATTAAAAGCCTTAAATCAACAGTAGCATCGTTTAAATTCCTTGCTGATTGTGTTATTACAAAAACATCACATCCAAAATCTTCAAGTTCGGATAATATTCCGTCTGCGTTATGCGGATCAATTCCAATTCCTCTGAATTTTAAATTGTATTTTTGTTTAAGCCTTTTTAAATCTTCAATGATAAATTTGTAATCGTTTTTGTAATCACTGTCTGAACCTGTAACAGTAATTAAACCTTCTTGTTCCCATAAATCGTAAGGAACAAGGTCACTTTCGAGATGTTCTGCAAAGCGACCACGGGGCATATATGAATGAGAATCAAAAAACAAACTTTCTCCTGCCAAAACTTCTATTGAAAATGAAGTCAAGTCACCACCTGATGAAAGGTCAAGTCCTACATAGCATTCATAACCTTTATAATTTTCAAGTGATTCTTCAATCGCACATTTTTTCAAGTCTTCCGGACTAATGTAGCTGTTGTCACTGTTTGTTGCCCACATGTTGAGTGATTTTACAATGTAGTCTATTTTTTCTTGACCGCCCATATTTTTTGCTGTTTCGGCTTCAACGAGAATGTTTTTTATTTTTTCTTCATCACCGATATAAAGAGGGTTTGCTTTCAGTATGTTTTCAAGTTTGTAGATATTGTCACCGTCATCAAGAGTGAAAATGTCTACAAATATGTCATCTGCAACAATTATCCCTTGCAAGACTTTAATGCAATAATCATCAAATTCTTTACAAAAGGACCGAGGATTTTTACCCCGTGTGGTAATAATCGATAAAAGCGTTTCTGGCAAATTTCGTGTACCTTTGTACAAAGCGGAATAAATGCTATTATCTTTGTGCTGATGTAATTCATCAAGACTTGTAAAAATAGCTCTGAATCCGTCGTCAAGACCGCCTTCTTTTGAAAGAGCTTCAATCTTGCAGCCTGTATTCAGAGCTGTAATAGTTGAAATGTAATCTTGAATTTTGAAGTATTCTTTTAAATCTTCGTCAACTTCAATGAACTTTCGCATTTCATTCCACGCTATTTTGGATTGCCTTTTTTTCGTTGCAGCGGTAAAAAGCAAACCGTCTTGATAGCCAGAAAAAGCAGCTATGTACGGACCCATTATTCCATTTTCAAAACTTTTTCCGTTTTGCCTTGCAACTGATTTATATCTTCGCCGAAATCTTCTGTAACCGTTTGTTTTTAACCAACCAAATGTACAGCCTAAATCAAATATTTGTGATGGAATGAGTTTAACCGGCTTTTGCTTAAAGCCTTCTTTGATTGTTAATGCTTCAGCAAACTTGAGAATATTCTCCGCTGCTTCTGCATTCCACACATATTCGAAATCCTCTGTGCCTTGTCGTTTTAAATCATTTAAATGTCTTTGGCAAGCTAAAATGTGTAATTTACAACAGTATTTTACTTGATTGTTTACGACAGCTTGAGCATACTCTGTTACTCTGTCATTCATAAGTTTTAACCAACTTCGTATTTTGCAAACTTGTTTTCTTTAGCTTTTTCTGCTGTTTTTGGAACAACAAGTTTACAACGGCTCGAAATAGTCATTCCAAGGTCAACTGCACATTGACGACATTGTTTAAAAGCTCTATCTTGATTTTTATAGTATGCATCAAGCACATAAGGGTCTTTGATTACTTCGGATTTTTGGATTTGTTTTGATAATTTTACATACATTTCATACGCAATAACATATCGAGCAATAGCATCTGTATCTGTTATATTTACAATTTTTAGTTCTTTTAATTGCTCAACAATTAAACAGAATCTCTCACGCTGTTTTTTTGTTGTTAAACATTCAGGCGGTGAGAGATTATCGCATACAGGCTTAATTTCGTTGTTTTCTCGTTCGGCAATTTCTGCTTTTGTTAAATGTTTTTTACCTTTAGCTTTTAAAAGTTCAATAGGTTGTCGTTGTCCTGCCATAATCTCACCTCCTGTTTTTGAACGCCGTGGGGAGTTTTTTCTACAAAAAGGTTACCTGCACCGTTTCCTTTTTGGTTGTCGTGAATTTTTTTGACTACCCCTTACTGTTTTTTGGTAAAAACCGACGGTGCTTGAGATTGTGACACTTTGTACAAAGTGATTGTGTGTTCGAAAAATCAAGTCGCATTTTCCAACCTTCATCGGTTTGAATTGGTATAATATGGTCCACTTCTTCTGCAAGTTGACCACATCGTCGGCATTTATATTTATCTGTTTGAAGCCTTTTCCGTGCGAGCATTTTCCATTCTTTCGATTTGTAAAAATTACTGTACTTTGGATTTCTTTTTCGATTATATTTTGCAGATAATTTAGCTTTGTTTTCTTTTTCTCTCTCAGCAGCAATCGACTTACATCTGTTGCAGTATCTTTCACCGTAAGGAATGAAAACATTACATGTAGCACATTTTTTTAATAGCACTTTTGACCTCAAAAAATTAAAATAAAATTTTATAATTTTATTTTAAAACTTATTTTGTCCGCAATGTTGTACAAATGAAAAATATTTTTATCTTTTAATATAAATGTCAAGTAAATCATCAGCTGATACTTCAAGAGCAATTGCTATTCTCTTAATTGCAAAGGCGCTCGGTTGAGTTCCTTTGAGATATGCGCATATTGAAGTTTTTGAAACACCTGATATTTCTGCTAAATTTCTCGCATTAAGTTTTCTTTGACACATTATTTTTTTTAGATTTTTAGAAAAACTTAAATCAACTCTAAAATGTTGTCCGTTTTTTTCTGACATTTAAACCAAACTCCTTCCGTACCGCTGCGTTTGATAATTTATTAATTGATTTTTTTGCGTAGCTATTTCTGCTGCTTTTTTGATAAGGATTTCAACATTGTCGCTCATTTTACAATCTCCTTTTTAAGATAGATTGTTTAAATTTCTTTTTGCTTGTTATACCATTCAGCAAGGCGACGGGCGTATCTGTCTGCCATTGTCGCCCCTTTTTCTTTCAAGTCGTCGGGTAACTTATCAACAAGGCTGTAACACTCGTCAACTTGTGCTTTATATTCTGCTGTTTTACTGCCTTACTGATAATCTCTAAAAGACCAACATTCACGGGCTTGTCTTGCGGCGGTTTCGTTAATTTCATAGTATTTCATTTTATTAACCTCTTTCATCTGTTTGATTTTTTCAAAGTTAGTCATTGTGTTTACACCTCACTTTAACAATTCGTCTGTTGTAATGTTAAATAAATCTGATATAGCTATTATGGTTTCGATATTAGGCTCAAATTTTCCCTGCTCATAGTGAGATATACTTGTTCTGCTCAAATAGAGCTTTTCGCCCAACTTATCTTGCGTTAATCCATTTTTAAGTCTTAACGCTTTTAGCTTTTCGGGGAATGCCATTATTTTTCACCTTCCGTTTCATCAGACCAATCTACCTTCTGCCCACAATTATAGCAGTAATTCAATAAGCCGTTGCCTACGAACTCCCTTCCGCAGTTAGGACATTCGTATGTAGTCACATAACGGGTAACCTGTTCATCAGATTTAATAGGCTTTCTCGGTTGACTCAGATCTAATATTTTTTCAAAATTGTTGTAATCTTCTTCGGTTTCACAACCATAATTTTGCTTGATATTTGAAACAATTTCACTTGGATTTGTAAAGATTTTTTTATCTTTGCAGTCGATTTCGATAATTCTGTTGACCGCACCTCCGCCTGATTTTTCCGAACTAATCGGAAATTCTCCTGATGTTAATATACAGTTTTTCCAAGTTGCAATTTTTTGAACTCCTCCGTGCAGTCAACTGCATTATTGCAAATAATATTGCTTAATCGTTGAGCGAAACGAAATAATATTTATGTTTTTTCTCAAATTTAAGCGGATTATATACTTTGCAAAATTTGCCGCTAAAACAGCGTTTCTCTTTTTGCTTAACTTCGCAATAACTATTTCTATAATATTCACAAGTAGCACAACATCTGTGCTTTTGCCTGTATTCATTAGGTGTCATTATTAATCATATCCTTTCTACGGTATTTGTGATTATCGATTGCCAAATAGGTAAAATAAAACGACGCTCCAGTGAAGTCATTAACCCACATTTCGTCACGCACAAGATAATAGCCTTGTGGAATTTGCAAAGCCTCGCCTTTTTCAAGTTTTTTAAATTCTCTCTTTTTGCCTTCAATTACTGTAACGGTTGGTTTTGTGAGATTGCGTGATGTTTTGAGTCTTTTTGTACCAACAACATCTTTGCGAATGTATTTTGCTAAATCAGCAAAATTGCCGTCTTCATACAATGGTGTGAGATTAATTCCGTTGCTCCACTGCCACATCTTCATGGCTATGTCTTTTACACAATCCTCAATGATTATGTGCAAATGCCAGTTGCTACCACGCTTACCACACTCGCAGAAACCGATGTACTTAAACTGCAAGCATTGCTTTTTTGCGTGATATTTAATGCGTTTGAAAAAATTGCTTACAATCTTTTCAAATTCTTCTTCTGTGAAATTTTGATACGGTGCTGAAAATCTTACCCACCAGTCACCTTGCTTGAAATTCGCAAGAATTAATCTCTGTGTATGCTGCTCACCTCTTATGCGATTAGCCTGCGCCATTTTTTCTGATGTGATTGCTCTGTTGATACTGCGTGACATATTTTTCTTGTTACGCTTGCGCAAACTTTGATAGTATTTAATTTCAAGCATCGGTCCGGATTGGATCTCACATTTGTATGTAAACATTTTAAACTTCCTATTATATATGTAAAAACAGTTTTCGTCACTTAATTAATTACTTGAGCAGGATACGCAAGGGCTTTTCAGCCCCTGCATTTTTTGATTTTTATTTAAAATATTCAAGATATGATTTTGCGATACCTTGACAATTTTCAGACTTTACAGGTACACGGTGAGCAATAACATTGAGATTGTCACAATCGAGCTCTTTGTATATTTCCGCTGCTCTGTTCTCTTCTGTGGATTTATAGAATTTAAAAAGCATATCTACAAAAGGTATATTGCCAAAACGGTCGAAGAAGAGTTTTTCATTTTGTGTAAGAGCTTGTACACATTTCTGTTTATACTCTTCATCAGCTTCTGCTTTTATAAACAATTGATTATATACATCTTGTTTTGTAAATAAGTCAATAATCTCGATAGCTGTTTTTAATGCATCAGTATCTTTGTTATTAATTTGATGTGCAAGTTCTGTAAGTTTGCAAGATGTTTTTCTCGTTCGTTTAATCCATTCACGGTGCTCAATCTCTGCGAAATATGTTTCTGTTCTGAATCGTCTGTATTCGCTCAATAACTTGTATTTGACCTGCACACAACTTTTAGCCGAGAGCAAGCCAATCTTGCCACAACTGTATATAGCTGACATTGACAAAACAAACCACCTGTTGTATGTATCAAGACTGTTTATTATATCTGTATCAATTTCACCTGCGATAAATCCGACCGCAAGTTTGTCAAGTTCACTCAGAGTGTCAAAATTACTCTCTTCTGTGACTTCTTCGACTTTGGTTTCTGCTTTTTCGTTTTCCATTGTTATTCTCCTAAATTAAGATATTTAAGAATTTTATCCTGCGCTTTTTTGCAGCCATAGCAAACAGCGACTGCATAGCCTTTTTCATTCAGCTTTGCAAGCCACTCGTCTTGCTTTGCTGTTGTCTTGTTCTTGCCAAATTTAAGCTCTATAAACAGTCCGTGATAACCTCCACGGGCAACCGGCAAGCATATGTCCGGTACACCTGCACGCACACCTTGCTTTTTTAAATTAGCTGCTTCAACCTTGTTTCGACTACCTCCATTAGGGATGTGGAACATCATATCCAATTCGGGATATTCAGTTTTCATAAAATCAGCCCACCGAAAGAGCTTCTTTTGTTCGTCTGCTTCATACTGTTTCATTGTACTTAATCGAACCTCCTAAGGCATTTAGTGCTACTCTTGATTGCGAGTATAGTTTTTCAATCTTATTTACAAATTCGTCGTTAATCACATCAACAGGAGCAATAAATGCATATGCTATCAAGCCAAACTTGACGCATACATATTTCTTGCCATTAATCCCATCTCTTATAGTCAAACGCATATCGCCATTTGGCATATCGGTAAACGGAGCTAAATATTTTATATCAACAAATAAAATTCCCTCTTCGGTCGAAATCGGTATGACTATCTTATCTTTGATTGCTATTGTAATATCCCACATCTCAGCATCTGATTCATTTGGATCACTGTCAGACACTAAGATTGGAGGAGTGCCAACAAAAAATTCAAAGCAACATTTGTTTCTCTGAGTATCGTTAATATCATAGAGCTTGCATATGCTGTCTTCTGTCAGCATTGGTAAACCTGTGATAGGGTAGTAGGCTCTTCCGTCAGAAAGCCACTGCTCATCATATTCGGCTTGATACACATAAAAGACTCCACTTTTCTTGCAGATGTCAAAGCACTTTTTTGTTTTCATTATTTTTTAACTTCCTTTCTGTCACAGTCGGGTATAATTTTACCTATTCGGACTAATGCTGTGTACATACCGTAGCTGTAGTGAGTTTTATGCTTTTTGTTGTATTCGTCGATTTCACGCTGTTTTAAATCCAAGTTGTCAAGTTTTCTCTTTTTCATATGTATATATCCTCTCTATAAAAGTTAAAAGAGCAGTTGCACACCACTCCTCTGCTCCTCGCTGAGCAGCGTGTAAAATGCCTGCAATTCTCACAGCTTTTCATCTTCACTGTCCGCCTTTAGCTTTATGTACTTAAGCAGTACAGCCGAGGCCTCCTCCCAGCCATAGCAAACAAGCGCCAAATTGCCCTGCTCTCTCAGTCTCTTTATCCATTTTCGCTGCTTTTCAGTCGCTTTGTTGTTGCCCACCTTGAGTTCAATGTAAAGTGCGTGATATTTCCCCCTCGATACAGGCAGGCACAAATCAGGCACACCGGCTCTCACACCTTGCCTTTTAAGGTTAAACGCCTCTTTCTGATTTCTCTTGCCACCATTTGGTACATGATACAGCAAGTCAAGCTGCGGATAAGTATTTCTCGCATACGCAACCCAGTTGAATAGCTTAATCTGCTCATACGCCTCATTTGTCATTCAAGCACCTCCAAATCACCAAGATAATCAGCCACAATTCCGTACGCTATCACCATTCCTTCGCTTATGTAATAATGTTTGTCCTTTCTGCTTTTGCTGTCATTATATCCGCTCATCTTCTCCTGTTCACTTTCTATGCGTTCTGATATTTCAGCTTTTAATTCGTCAAGTGTCATTAATTTTCACCGTCCTCAATAGGAATAGGCTGATTCCAACACATAACGCAGTTACCGTCATTTCTGCAATCATCTATGCTCATAAGCCCTAAACGATAAGGGCAAAAATTGGGCGTTCCGTTATTGTCAAGTGAAATATTCGGAAAATGCTCCAATAACTCACTCAAATAAGTTTTCTGTGGGTGTTCGTCACTCCACTTCTGAACGATTTTGATTGCTTTTTCGGGATAAATCCTTTCAAAGTCAGAACACAACATCGTAGAACCATTATTTAAATGGCTCAAAGGGCAGTCAGCACAATTAAGTTTACATGCATATCCACCGTGATTTAGTTTATGTTTTTTCGTCATCCTTTGCTTTTCGGCAAAGTAATTTTCAGTTCTTGAACAATCAATCATTTTCTTTATCCTCCATTCGAGCTCCGCAGTAATACCAGGTCATAATCAAAAAGCCTACTCATAATATCCTCCTTATTTATAGCCGTCCGTAATAGCATTACTGCTGTCTGCATAATCGTAACTAAGTGTACTTTTGTAATTCTTCTTGTTTTTTCGCCTCTTTGCGCTTTAGAAGAGCTTTTTTCCGAGCTATACGCTTACTTTTTTCGTCTGCTCGGTATTTTGCAAGCTCCTGCTCGGTCATACGGCGAACTTCCTCGTCCCACAAGTACAGCTTTTTAAACGGACAATTAGCATTAACCCATAAATACTTACCACTCTGTTCGTCAACCTTTATAAAGTGCTTTGCTTTCCATTGATTTTCAGTAATTAAAGTCCTACCTTCTGGAACACTGATATGTATTGATTGCTTTATACATAGTCTCTTTTGCGGTCATTCTTCTACTGCCTCACTTTCAGTACCATTTTTCATAAAAAGTAGCCAATGTGTTTTATTCAATTTTCCACTTTTATGCCCAAAAAGTGGCGGTATTGGTGATAATTTAATTATCTCGTTAGTTTTAACATCCGTTTCATTCCATT